GTAAAGATTGCCGCTAATCTTTGTGTCAACATTTCCCGCTTCATCCGTTAGACTTACAACTTTGGTTAGGTCTGTGCCATCAAATGTAATCAAGCGGTCGCCGTAATACATCTTGGTTGTGTCAAAGTTAAACACACCTGCGGCAGTTCCTAGCGTTGCATTGGCTTGGCTAATGCTTGAGATTGCCAAGACGTAATACATTGTTTTTTGGTCTGTTGTCAGAACAGCATCTACAAACGTACCGCCCATGTAGGCATCGCCATAGACAATAGGAATAGCGTTAACTTGGCTTGGCGGTACTTGTTGACGAACGCCCATGTCTTGCTGTGTTTCTGGATTTTCAGCAAAGATGCGAGAGACAACTTGCGACAATGCAAAACTAACAGCAAAAGTTGCCGCCGTAACAGACGTAAAAATGCCCGCCTCAATTAATGCTGTTGCGCCCGCCGCAATAAGTGTCGCTACCATTTTTATTCCCTAAAGAAAGTTGCGCCAAGTGGTTTATAACCCCTGCGCGTGTAATCAATCAATGGCCCGTTAGCCGAAATTGATGTGCAAACAATATCCACATCGCCCGCTTTCAGCATCGCTTTTGCCTGTTCATCAAACGCTTTCCAAAGCCTACCGCCAACCGTACCGTTCCTGTGTTCAGGTTCAACCCACCATAGCAGTTCGTTTAACTCTTTTACTTTGGGTGACCAAATGTTAGAAGTTTTGTAAGCCACGATTGCACCTCTAAGATGCGTGTCCACAAAAATAAACCCACGACCTTGCATGATGCTAAACAGTAGTTCTTCAACATAACGGGGAAAGTGGTTATGCGATTGACCAAGTTTTTTAATAGGGTTTTCATAAGCGTAAGCCTCCACAATTTCTAACAATCTGGGTATATCGTATCTTGTCGCCTGTCTTATCATATTTACTCGCCGCCAGTTGAACTATCATCCATAGTAGTTGTTGTTTCGCTTGCTTGCGTTTGTGTCTTAGGCGGTGCGCCAAAATCAAAAAAAGTATTGGATATTTCAGCCACACGATTCATTGATGTTTCGTTTGCGCCGTAAATAAATTGCCAATTACTTTTGTTTGTTTTAACGCCTGACAATCTATTTTCTAAGATGCGGCGCATTGACGAACAAGAAATAGAACAAGTTGCAATGCGTGTTCGCGCCTCAGAATTAAAGTCCTCAGTAATCGCCACGCTATTGATAATGCCTTGATAGCGCTTAAAAAACTGCGTTGTTGGCGTTGTAATAATTTGATTGTTGGAATCAAAGAACCCGCGCCACACTTCTACCAACGAACCTTTAATGTCGCTAGACAGAATCAAAGATATGTTTGCCGATGCGATGCCAGTTAAAGCAATCGTCATATCGTCAGAAGTTGCTTTAATATCGCGCTGAACATCGCTGACGTTAAGCAATGCACCAAGGTTTGTGAATGTAATTCCACCAACCGTAATAGGTGCGGCGGCATTGCAAAATGTGTAAACCGTTGCAGAAGTGCCAACAGTTAGTTTTACAAACTCCGCATGGTTAATCTGTGAGCCTGTTACGGCGTTAATAGTTGTCATGTGATGTATTCCCTAAACACAAATGGCGCATCCCATTGCACAAACGCACCGCTTGTCATTGGGTTTAAAGTATATGTTGGACACGCTTCTGCAACAACTTGAATCACGCAATCGTTGCCAATAAAAACTTGCGTTCCGCTTGTAGGTAGTCCAATTAACGGGCGGTGAATTCCTACCGATACTGGCGTACTTGCCCGCGCTACATCAGCAGTTACTTTATAGGTGTAACCGCCAACCATAATAAAGTCACCCGCCTTAAAAGCAAAACCTGACCCCGTAGGAACGGTTATAGACAGCGTTTGAGTGTTAGCCGATGGGTTACTAGCCAAAACCACACTAGCGAAACTGGCAGAGGGTATGTCGCCCTGATACGCCATGAACCAAGATAGGTTAGAACTTTGGAAAAATATGTTCTCTGGCAACTGGCGGTCTTTATTGTCAATTGCTTGAATAACAGACCTAACTTGTGGATAGTACAGGTACGCATGGGGTTGTATCGTAAACACCCAAGGCACGGCGGTTAGGTATTGCGCGACGGTGATGTAGCCTGAACGGGCTACTTGTTGTCCAACCATACGGCGGTTGTTTACCGTCATTGATTGTTGTATCTCAAAAATGGTTTGAAAACTCATGCTCGACCTCGATTCACAGCCAAAGATTTACCTGCATATTGATTTGCCGCCCAAATAGCGTTAGGGCTACCTAGCAATCTGTCCTCAAAGGATTTTGTATCAATGGCGTTAATGTAGTTGTTAGTGACCATCGTAGTGCCGCCCGCGCCCGCTAAAGCATGGTTCGGAATTACTGTGCCTGATGAACGGGGTACAAACAGTTCAGGCCCGCGTTCCCCGACCACATAAGGAGTATTGGCATTAGCCGAACCGCCATCGGCTAAGAACCCGCCAAGGTCAGCATTGCCAAACGCGTTGCCAGTACCAAAACCGCCGCTTGCATACATCCCAAACAATGATTTAAACAAACCCGTTGTTGATGCCCGCAATTGAATAGTAATCAAATCTTGAATAATGCTACGCGCCAAACTCTTAAACGATAATTTGCCCGTGCGAACAAAGTTATCTAACGCGCTTTCCATGTTGCCCATTACAGATTGAAAAGCCTTTGCACCGTTTTCTAAATCGGTAGGCAAGTCCCTAAAGAATTTTGCGCCTTCTTTCATAAAGCCTTGTTCGCTTGTGCCTTCGCGTTGCGCTTTAACCGCTTGATTTTGTGCGCGTAAATAGCGTTCGGTTGCATTGGCTAATGCGTTTTCTTGTGCAACCAAATATTCTTTTGCTTCAATGGTCAAAAGATTGTTGCGTTCAATTTCCCTAATGTTTTCTAATCTTTTTTGTTCTTCTAAATACAAATCTTTTGTTAGTTGTATATCTTCAGAACGCATATCCCTTGTCGTTCTTTCAATATCTAAAATACCGTTTTTTACTTTTAGTGCGTATTCATCACCTTCAATTCGTTTTAATGAATCAGTAAACGCGCTATTTTCTTTGCCCGCAACATCTAATAATATTTTATCTAGGCGTTGTAGTTCATTGAAGTATTTTTCTAATGCCCGCAATCTTGCTTTTTCTGCGGCTTCAGCATCTTTATCACGCGCCGCAGTTACGGGGCGACCACCACCACCACTAGATTTTGATTTTAGATTATCTGTACGGCGTTCATCAACGCCACTACGCCCGTAACTTGTCCCCATTACTTGCGATTCAAAGAAATCTAAGTTTTGGCGTTGTGATGCGCGGTAAGCATCGTATTTTTTATTCCCTGCTATTGCCGCATCAACACCTTTGGTAACTAAAGTAACGGCGTTTTCGTAGGTGTGTTGAATTTCATCAGCAATGCCCTTAAAGACAAATGCAACATTAGCACCAAGAACAGAAACCGTTTGAAATACAACTTTAAAAATGCTACTAAGTGACACGCCGTAGTCACTCATTGTTTTAATGTAATCAATGGTTGATTTTAGGATTGGCCCAAGTTCCGTAGCCAATACCAACATTACATCGCGAGATGTTTGCGCCAACAAATCGTATGTATCTGCCGCGGCTTTGATTGCTTTTTCTTGTTCTGTAATAAGCGGATTGGCTTGCGCCATCTTTTCCGCAAAGCCAACTATGTCAACGCCTTTGGCGGCTTTGCCAAAAACTTCCATTGCCTTGGCGTTACGCGTAATTGGGTCTTCAACTTTTGCTAAGTTAGTAGCCAATTTGTTTAGCAATTCTTCTTGGGAAAGTTTGCCTAAGTCTTGCAAAGTAACGCCCAACGCTTTGGCGGTTTTTTGCGCTTCTGCTGAACCGCCCGCGGCTTCGTCAATAAATTTGGCAAACGCCGATAGCATCTTGCCCGCGTTGTCGGCTTTGCCACCTGAATTTGCAAGGGCATCAGATAACTGTAAAACCGTGCCTATGGCTACTTCGTTGGCTTCGGCTACATCGGCTAGTTCATCGGCGTATTTAAGTGCGGCGGCACTAGCGGCAACCAATGCGACCGCACCAATCTTGCCAAACTTTTCAGCGGCTTCGCTAAACTTTTCTAACTTTTTACCCGCGGCATCAATACCTCTATTGAATTCCGCGGTATCTATACCAAGGGCTACGCCAAGGCGGGCAATCATATTAGCCATCTTTTACCCCAAACAATGTTTTATCAAATCCTTGCGCCTGTTGCATGAACGCCAATAGGCTATTATTTACTGCCGCTTTTTGTTGTTCTGCGCTTAAAGGCGGGTAGATGTAATCATACGCACTACCTAAAATGTTGGCTAGTTTATATGGCGGTGAATTTGCCGTTCTCATGTAATTAAATACCCCGTTTGTCAGGGTTGCTATTTGCGTAAGAACACCGTAATTCCCAACCATTCCATCAGCATACATTGTTTGAATGTTTGCCAAAGTTACATCATCTAATTCGTTTATTGTTTCTAGGGTATGCCCGTTGAAAATCATTGCGGCTAGGCATTGGCTTTTCAACGAGCCTATTAGTTTCCCCGCGCTTCCCTGTAGGTTGGGCTAATCACTTCGCCTATTTTTTCAACAATTAACATTTGTACGGCAATAGGGAATTCTTCTTCAATGTCAGCGTAGGTCAAATCTTCAAGGGTTACGCCTTCCATTTCAGGAACTAACAACTTAAAGAATTCGGTAATACGCGCTTCGGTGATGGCTTTGTTTTTGGCGGCTTCGCGCATAGAACGCCCTTCAACCAAAATATCATCATCCGTAAATTCAAAATCTTCGTTTTGGTTGCCTTCAAACTGCCGCAATGGTTCTGTGATTTGTTGGTAGATTTTTTCTACCGTTTCTTCATCGGGGTTAGAAACCTTTTTATAGATTGCATCCGATTCAATCATTAAAGGTATGCGAACTTTAAAGGTATGCCCATTCAATACAAACGAACGGGTTAAAAGGTCTTTTCGTTTTGCTTGGTACTTTTCACCAAATGCTGAACCTAATTTTGTCATTTATTTTTTATCCTGTATTTACTGATTCGCCTTGCTAAAATTTCCCCTAGCCGTTTGGCGGTTTGATTGGCTTGGGATTCCAAAGCAGGGCGTAAAAATGGTTGCGCGCCATTTCTAGCCGTGCCAAATTCTTGTGCTATTGCACGGGCATCCGATAGAACACCACTTAATCTCTTTTTCTCTTTTAACTTTTTGTTATACGATGCCTTATCTGTTTCGTACAACGCCGCATTTTGTTCGTAAAATTCTTTTTTAAGTTTCTT